CCAGACCAGATTATCAAGATTAACCGCTAATACCGGATATTGGTCAAAATATAATACCTCCTGCCTAATACCATCATGCCTTTCTTTAACATATAATGTTGCTTCAAATTTCCTATCGCAATATTCCTCTACCCAGTCCTCAACTGAATTGTGTATAACCGATATTATCGCTGAAGGATCGCTAGCTGCTAGATTAGATGTAATATCCTGTGATGCCGAATGGTCAGCATTAAAGCCAAAAGTGAGTCCCGCATCAGAACCTATATGGGTATAAGCTATCGTTTCACCAGTAGTTGCACAACCTATAGTAAACTTTTTGGTACCAGTCGAATAATCTACAGTCATCCCAGCAGCTGATAAACCAGAACTTGCCCTGTCTTGTAATTCGCTTGCTAAGTCTGTTCCATTATAAGTGCCATCTGTTACCTCTATAGAAGTTGTCCCAGTACTGTTATAAGCTAAAAGCAAAACATCGTGTGATGCATCAATGGTAAAATAACCCACTCCTACATCTATAAATTGCAATATATCTTCCAAAGATACAATCATCCGCTTAACCTCTCTTTATTTAGTTTTTCCTTCTTTCATCATTTTATCTTTCGATGGTTTTTTCATTCTTTTCAAAGGATTAGCTTCTTCTTTAGGAATCCTAACATTCACATTAGGGATAATCGATCCTAACCTCTTTCTCACAATCCACCAAGCAAGGTCATTCTTGACAGTATAGGTTTGTCCCTTCATAAATGTAACATCATTATTCTTATGGTAAAAACTCTTTCCTATCTTAACCTTCACGATAATCGCCTCTTATTCTAAGGGGAGCTTAAAAGCTCCCCTTTTTATTCTATTAGGTCACTAGTCCAGATTGAGCCCCGGACCTACTGTGATCCATTATCAAAGTAATACTGTACACTACTGCAGAATTAGTTACAGTACCTTCAATATTTATATATCTTCTCGTAGGGGTATATTCCGTGACCGCATCTCCAACAGCAGTTACCGCGGTAAATGTTGTCCCAGTATCAGTAACCAATGCCCCAGTTGTAGTTCCATGTTCTATATCTATATTTAGTGTCCCTGAACTACCTACTGTCCCTACACTTGAGCAGATCAGCATTTTTCTTGGAAAATTATAATCTTCCAAATCAATGTATCCAGCAGTGGCCATAACTCCATTGGCCCTGGCATTAGCTTCACCAGACGATGAAGCTGCTCTAATACAATCTAAAACTACCATATTTTCAGCCATGTCCCTCATGATAATTATCAGCTCCTTTCCTAAATTATTTTAAAGCGGGGATTGCTCCCCGCTATTTTTATTACGTTGACGAGAGTGTGGTCAATCCTAAAAATGGAGAAATCTCAGTAGCTTCATCCTCAGCTAAAATGGTATCAGTTAACCAAGGTTGGCCATCGACATTAGCAAACATCTTTAGCATGGTCTTATTCGTTTGGAAGTATACGTGCTTTGATGTGTCAAATGCAGGTCCAAAACCATCCTTAATGAGGTAGTAAGAGAAATCGCATAGAGAGATATCTCCTACTGTACCTACAGCAGGAACCCTGTATGTCCATTTGATTGGATATCCTAACAATCTATCAGGCACGGATTTAGTAATATCTCCACCAATAAATATACTATGCCCAACAGCATCAGCTAATGTTACAATATCAGCGTAAGCACTTTGAGAAATAACCCATACAGGTTTAGCCCCTGGCAGAAGTTGTGTCCTCAAATCTAAAATATCAGCATAAGCGATAGCACCAAGTCCAGCCCTTGCCATAGTCAAATAAGCAGGAGAATTCAAAACTCCTAAAGGTTGGCCTATGCCAGTCCCTCTTAAGAAGTAATAATCCTCAAAGGCAACTTGTGCCCTGCTATATGTTGCCTTTACAAGAGCTTCTACAATATTTGCATTTCTGAGTAGCTTATCAGTTATGACAGTAGATGCGGAATACTCATAAGGTGCTAATTTTACGCTATCTAATTTAGGTTCTGTATCTACTTTTGATCCAGCTTCATCAGTCCAACAATAGTCTACTCCAGCGAACATAGCCTTCCCAGTTGAACCTGCTTGGTCGAGTACAGGGATATTTACTTCGGCATCTGGATGTTCAGCCCCTGCTGGTAACACAGTAGCTAGAGGTCTAACTATCCCATCCTCAGAAGCAACCTTCTGTATTTCAGGTATAAATTCCTCAGGGACTAAATATCCACCTGCAGTATCACTATCCATAGATAGGACTTTCTCACAATATTCAGACCACTTTTCATCTTTCCTAACTGCCGATTGCAGATATTCTCCAAAGCTTTTGAATATTCCTTTACCTTTTTCATCTCCGTTGTCAACTTTATCTTCGGGTCTTTCTACTTTAAGATAAGGTTTTATTTTAGTTTCAACTAATTTTCCTAATTCTTCCTCGTTCAGCTTCATAATATTTTGTCAACTCCTTTCTTGTTTTATTTTTTTGTATCAGATTGTTTCACTTTACCTATAAGATAGCCCATTTGGTCATCTATTACTTTGTTTATTACTTTTTCATCTACTTCAATTGTTTTTTTGTCCTCTTCTTCCTCTATTCCTTCATCGTCTTTTTTACTCTCTTCTAATTCGATTACTGAATCATCCTCTTTACTGTCTTTTTCGTCCTCAATTTCTAAGCTATCTTCATTAATTTCAGCGGAATCCAATACCGATTGGATCAAGGTCTGAGCATCTTTTAAGTCTTTTTTATTTTTAGAGTTTAGGACTGCTCCAGCCTTTAATTCAAGCTCTTTAATACTTTTCTTTAATTCATCGACCTTTAATTTTAATTCCTTATTCTCTTTAACAATATCATATAGTTCATTAACATCAAATAATCCTATCTCTTTTAATTTATCCTCTTCAGGAAACAATTCTTTCAATTCGGCCTCATCATAATCCCTGAATTCAGGTGGCTCTTTATCGAATTGCTTATAGTGCTTGATCAAATGACCATAAATCCCCTTTTTATCACCTGCAGGAACAGCTACTCCACCTCTTGCTCCAAGTAACGCTCCCATAGCAGCGGCAACTCCTCTCCAAACTACAGCATGGCCTTTAGCTTTGTGATGCGGTAATTTGTAAGCTCCTTTAATATCAGGATTTTCTGAATCAAACCAAGTACACATAATTTTTAGATCGCCAATCTCTGCTTGCCTTATTTCTCTACCAGCATCCCAAGCCTCCCCTTCAGGGGCTTTTGGAGTCTCTTTAAAAGGTATAACTCCTTTATCTTCTATCTCAATGAATCCAGCTTCTTTTAATGTATCAACATTGATACCTTTTGCTATCATGTTAGTTAGGGCTTCGGCATTTGTAGGAACTGTACAGCCCGAATATTCCAATAATTCAGATTTTTTTATCCACTTACCTTGCCTTCTTAAGATATCTGAATCTTTCCCTTTTTCATCTTCATCGATAATATCTTCAATCTTAATAGGTATAAATCCGATACTCCAAGCTCGCATAAATTTATCCTTATACAATCTATAAACTGTATCAGCGAGCGGGTAGACACCTTCATCTGGAAATACTACATCTGAAGTAATACCAGTGTCGGTTTTCTTTAGATTTTCAGCTCTCGCAATAGGTAACCCTCTATAATCATGAGCCATAAGTACAACGGGATTTTTCCTAAAATTAGTCAAACTTATTCCTTTGGGTTCAACTATATCGCCATCTCTATCCACAGTATTAGTGGTAATGGTAACATTTAAAACACGTCTACCTTTGTCCTCAACTACTTTTGTCTCCGCCTCGTAAGTCTTAAATATTAATTCTTCTGGCATATTTCTCACCTCACTTTATTGATTATTTTATTACTGGCAAAATGGCACATCGGCAATTTGGGTGAGCAGGAGGCGTATCATATCCACCGCTAAAAGATTCATGCAGACCAATAGCACCTTCTGCTTCTATATCTAAACATATCTCACAGGCACCTGCAGAGACCAACCACTCCTTCTTTTCGACTACTCCACTTTGTTTATAAGACTGTAGTGCCCCTTGATTGCTTGCCCCTATTGTTTCGGTCCGGGCTATCATTTCCGCCCTGTAACCTTTTGCATCATCAAAAACTGTTGAGGCTCAGTTTCTTTCTTCCTCTTTTTTAAGAGCATTCTCCATCAGTTTCCGAAGAATAGGAGC